ATCTCACCTAAGGAGTTCTTAATTGACCCTGCGGCTGAGTCTATCGATGAGGCATTAGGCGTAGCTCACGAGGTATATAAGCCACGTTATATTCTATCTGAAGGGATGGCTAAGGGTGTCTATAGAAATGTAGATATTGAGGCAGATACAAACATCATACAGATAGGTTTCGACCCTGAGTATTCTACTAGAGATGCTGGTGACCAGATTAAGATTACTGAGTATTGGGGTAAGGTACCTAAGAAATTCTTAAACAAGAAAGAAACTAATGATGACTTCGAGTATGATGAAGATGAATTAGTCGAAGCAGTAGTTACTATAGCTAATGACCAGTATGTCTTACGTGCTGAAGAGAATCCATTTATGATGGAAGATAGACCTTTCATTAGTTACCAACACGATTTAGTACCTAGTAAGTTCTGGGGTAGAGGTATCTGTGAGAAAGGATACAACCCTCAGAAAGCATTAGATGCAGAGATGAGAGCAAGAATCGATAACTTAGCCTTAACTACTACTCCTATGATGGCAGCAGATGCTACCCGTCTACCTAGAGGATTGAAGTTAGAGGTTAGACCTGGTAAGACTATCCTTACTAATGGTGACCCTAGACAGGCTATTATGCCTTTGACTCTAGGCTCCCCTAATCCTAATAATGATGCACAGGTCGCTCTACTACAGAATATGATTCAGATGGGCACTGGTTCTTCTGACTCTACTGCAGCTCCTGATAGAGCAACTAGCTCTGGTATGTCTATGATGCAATCAGCATCTATCAAAAGACAGAAGCGTACACTGATGAACTTCCAGAATACATTCTTAATCCCTATGATTAATAAGACTATGTGGAGAAAGATTCAATTTGATGTAGAGAGATATCCAGTATCAGACTATAAGTTTGTACCTTACTCTACTATGGGTATTATGGCTAAAGAATTAGAGATGCAACAGATGGTCTCTATGTTACAGTCAGTACCTAAAGACTCACCAGCCTTCAATATATTAATGTTGGCAGTATTCCAAAATTCAAGTATTCATAATAGAGACCAGTTAGTCAACGCTTTGATGGAAGGTATGAAGCCTAATCCACAGCAACAGCAGATGCAACAGATGCAACAGCAGATGACTATGGAACAAGCTAAGGCTGACATTATGAAGACACAAGCTGAAGCACAAGAAGAACAAGCTAAGGCAATGCTACACGCAGCTAAAGCACAGCAAGAACAGCCTAATGATTTAGATATACAAGAACGCTTAGTTAAGCTACAGAAAGAACTAGGAGCTATGGATAAAGTAGCTGCTGAGACTGAGAATAAGAGAGCAGATACTATGCGTAAGATTCCTGAGATTGAACATCTTCAGTCAGAGACAAGACTAAACTATGCTAACGCATCACGTACACAGAGTGTTCAGTGATATCACAAGAAGATAATAAATTTTACCACGATAGATTATATCTAACAGAGCAGGACGGATGGAGAGACTTAGTTGCAGAACTAAAGAATCTTGAAGACGTTACTGGGCATCTAGATAGAGTGGAGAACGAGAAAGACCTTTGGTTCGCTAAGGGTCAGTTGTCAATCCTAAGACAAGTAATTGGATTAGAGGATACAACTAAAGCAGCGATGGAAGAATTAGACCTTTAGTCTAACCCCGTCATTTAATATAGAACCCCCATAATCCAGAAATGGACGGAGACCTAAGATATGAGTAATATAGTAGTAGAGGACACTGTAAGTCCTACAGAAGCAGCAACAACAGAAGAGCCAACAACAGACGTAATGACGGAGACATCACCAGAGGTAAATGCGGAAGCAACACCCGAGGAATATCAAGTACCTGATAAGTTTGCTGGTAAAAGCACAGAAGACATAATCAATAGTTATCAGAACCTCGAAAAGGAAATGGGACGTAAGTCTCAGGAAGTTGGAGAGTTAAGAAAGCTATCAGATAGTTTCCTGCAAGCTGAAGTAGCACGACAGTCACACCCTCCACAAGATAATTCCTCAGATATATATGAGGAACAAGGTACGGATTTCTACGATGACCCAGGTAAAGCGGTAAATCAAGCGATAGAGAACCACCCTAAGTTCCAGCAGTTCCAACAGTTCCAACAGGAGCAGGCACAGTCTGCTGCTAAGGTTCAGTTAGAACACACCCACCCTGATTTTGGTGACGTAGTAAAAGATACTAAGTTCCAAGATTGGGTTAAAGGTAGTCCGATTCGTATGCAGATGTTTCAAGCAGCGGACTCTTATAACTATGATGCAGCTAATGAGCTACTCTCTAATTGGAAGGACCGTTCTATGGTCTCGAAGACACAGGAAGTAACACAGCAGCAAGCAGTAGATAGAGAGTCTAAACTGAAATCAGCCACTACAGAATCTAGGAGTGCTTCGGGTTCAGCAGGAGGAAAGTCGTTCAGAAGAGCTGACCTAATCCGAATGAAAATGGAAGACCCTTTAAAGTATGAGTCACTTCAAGATGTAATCTATGAGGCTTATTCTAGTGGAAGGGTCACTTAAATACTATGCTATTGTCCTCATTACATTTTGTAGTGGGGCGTAATCTAAAGGAGAATATAAAATGGCAAATATGACTAATGGTGCGTATCACGCATCGACAAACCCAGGCGCAGTTGGTGCATTCATTCCAGAAATCTGGTCTGATGAGGTAATTGCAACTTACAAAGGCAACCTAGTTGCTGCTAACCTAGTACGTAACATCAGCCACGCTGGTAAGAAAGGTGATTCAATTCACATTCCTACTCCTGGTCGTAGTACGGCTAACCAAAAAGTAATCAATACTGACGTAACTGCTAACACAGATAATGCTGGTACTGAGACTGTAACAATTGACCAACACTACGAATACTCAATGTATATTGAAGACTTCGCTGAGTTGCAAGCTCTTAACTCTATGCGTAAGTTCTACACGGACGATGCAGGTTATGCTCTAGCTTCTAATGTTGATTCTAAAATCATCACAGACTTAGATGGTGCTTCTGCACTAACTGGTGGTAACTCAGTATTAACTGGTGTTACTAACTGGGATACTTCAATCCTAGCAGCTATCGAAGTGTTGAATGATAGTAACGTACCTGTAGATGGTCGTTCACTAATCGTGACACCTTCTTGTATGACTGCACTAATGTCAACTGAACGCTTTACAGAGCAACAGTTCATTGGTGATGGTAATGCAATTAAGACTGGTAAGATTGGTTCTATCTATGGTGTACCTGTATTTATGTCTACGCAAGTGGGCACAGGTTCAACAGAGAAAGCTTTCTTGTTCCAAAAGGATGCACACGTATTGGCTACACAACAGTCTATCCGTACGCAGACTCAGTACAAGCAAGAGAAACTAGCTGACTTATTTACTGCAGATACCATTTATGGTTCTAAAGTAGTTCGTCCTGGTTCAATCCAAGAATTAACTTCGTAGTAAGTTGATTTAACTCTAGCCCTTCTTAAGTGAGGGGCTTTTGTTAAGTTTACTTTAAGGAGGTGATTCATAATGAAGTTATCTAAAAAGAAAAGATTAGCACTAGCGGTTAAAGCTATGAGAAGGAGAATGAACTAATGTCGATTGATAGAGGTCACGGAATTGCAACATCATCAGTACTAGCAGACAGCTATGACTTAGATGGAATTATCGCTAAGTATGAGCAGTTTGCAGATACTTACTTAGGACACAAGGCAGTAGAGCCAACTACAGATGATGATGGTGATGCCCTTATCGTAGGCGCTCTATACTTCAATACTGTAGATAATGAACTTAGAGTATATGATGGTACTGATTGGCAGGCTGTATACGCTGGTGCGCTTAAGGTAAACAACTTCACTGGTGATGGTGCTACTGTAGCTTATACATTAACTACTGCTCCTAATAATGAGAATAGTACACAGGTATATATCGATGGTGTATATCAACAGAAAGATACTTACACTACCGTAGGTGCTGTTCTTACATTCTCTGAAGCTCCTCCAACAAGTGCTGGTATCGAAGTAATGATTATCTCTTCTTTTGAGGTAGGTATTACAGATGCTCAAAACGTAACTTACTCTCAAGGTGGCACAGGTGCTTCTAGTAGAACAGTAGAGAACAAGCTACAAGAAACAGTATCAGTTAAAGACTTTGGTGCTGTGGGCGATGGAGTTACAGATGATACAGCAGCTATTAATGCAGCATTAGCTGCTTCTGATAATGTATTTGTACCTGCTGGTGTTTATAGTGTTACCAGCACTATCGTTGTTGGCACTAGTGGTAAGCGTCTTGTTGGAGATTCCCCTGCTCTGGATAACTATTATACGGATGCGGTGAGTGTTATTCAATATAACGGAGTAGCCTCTAACACAACAGCAGTTATACAGCTTGGAGGTAACGCTGTAGGAGCAGAGCCTTCTACTGCTGGTAGTAATAATCAGCTTATAAATCTACATATTGATGCAAATAGTTTAGCAGGGTTCTGTGTGTATGGTACTTACGCTACAAACGGTAGTATAATTAGAGATTGTTCTTTTAGATATTCATTAGAATATAACTTATATATAGCTAGGTCGTGGTACGCAACGTATGAAAATCTAGTATCACATATATGTAGAGGAAAAGGATTAGCATTTGGTATGCCTTTAATACTGCAAGATGGAACAGATTACAGTGGTTCGTGGATAACATCAGCACCACTTCAAATGAACCAAACTATGATTAGCAATGTTAGGTCGGCAAAATCAGGTCGATATTATGCTGTAGATAATCTTGGCACTTATGACCCTACCAACACTGCTCATAGAAGGCACGGTTATGGTATTGGTGCGGGTATAGGAAATGGCTTCTCTTTAACTGATTTTCTTTCTGAAAATAGTGGTGGTGTAAATCTATATTTGTACTCAGGCGGGCAACCTAAGAAAAATGTAACTCGTGGGTATTTAGAGTCGAGTTGTGATGGTAGTGGTTTAGACATTACCTCTACACTACCTAATATAATTATAGAAAACTTGGTAGACTTTGCATCTGGTAGCCTAGAGGTTAAGGATATATTTTGTAATTTTAATGGTGGAGGAATACTTCACACAGGTGCGCTTACTGGTTACGTATGGTTAAGAAACCTACATCAACCTAGATTTATGAGTAGTTTAGATGGTGTAGGTTATGTTGCATTAAACGCTCACCTTCTGAAGGATAGTGTTTATTGGGGTTGTGGTTTTTACAATACTATCGAAGGTTTAATGTCACCATCAGGGTATAAATCAGGCATAGACACAACGGGTACTTTTACAGTAACCTGTTTACCAGGCGGTGCTAATACAGCAATTTATGTTAAATCTAATGTCACTACATCTAATGGTAGCTATACCTTAACTTATACAGATGGCACTACAGCATCCTACGCTTACCCATCACCAATGCCTACTACTGGTTTTGAGTTGCTTCGAGTGGTTACTAAAGCGGTTGTTTCTATAACCAGAAGTGGTGGCGCTGGAACAGCTACTGATAGTGTTACTTTTAAAGTTTTAAGTACACCTGATACAAGCATATAAAGGAGATTATTATGTATAACAGTGGAAATTCAAGTAAGAATGTAACAGGCGCATCAATAGTAGATGGCACTGTTGAAGCCGCAGATTTAGCAACTGCTGTCAATAGTGATATTGCTGACGGTGTAGCAGGTAAGGCTACAGCAGACTTAGCACTACCTAAAACAGGTGGTACTATGACTGGCAATATAACGCTAGGCACTAATACAATTGATGGCTTAGAAATTAACACAACAGCCACATCTAACCTAGGACTAGGCACAGGTGCGGTAGATAGTATTACTACTGGTGATAATAATACAGGTGTTGGTGATAGTGCTTTAACATCTAATACAGAGGGTATTAATAATACAGCTATTGGTTATCGTGCTTTATACTCTAACGTCATAGGAACTTACAACTCAGCTACTGGTGGTGATGCTTTGTTCTACAACACAGGCAGTTATAATACAGCCAGTGGTTATAGGTCTTTATTCAACAATTTAACAGGTATTAGTAATACAGCTAGTGGTTACAGGTCTTTATATTTAAGCACAGGCGATAACAACACAGCACTAGGTTCTAACGCAGGTGACAACATCACCACAGGTTCATCTAATATTATCATTGGTGCTGGTGTAGACGCTCCATCAGCTACCGCTAGTAACCAGTTGAATATTGGTAATTGGATTAAGGGTGCTTCTGGTGTAATAACTATACCTAAAACAATTATTACAGGTGGTATAACAGGAACAGCCTCACCAACTCAGTACGCAAACTCAGGAATCACTGTTGATGATGGTGCAGCAACGAGTACCTATGGTTTCGCTCATAAGGGTGCTGGAAAGTATTTGAGAATTGGTCTCCCAAACACTTCTTTTGCTTATTTTGAAACTGATGCTGCTGCTGGTTTTAATTTTAACGATGACATTACAGCAACAGCACACCTTGTATCATCAGACTATCGTCTAAAAGAAAACGTAGTGCCAATGGTTGGCTCTATTGATAGACTGAAACAGTTAAAACCAAGTAGATTTAACTTTATTAAAGAACCCCTTATAACGGTCGATGGTTTCCTTGCTCACGAAGCAGGTAACGTAATTCCAGAGTGTGCATCTGGCACTAAAGACGCTATGATTGACGAGGAATATGAAGTAACACCAGCAGTAATGGACGGTGATACTGTCGTAACTGAAGCTGTTATAGGTACTCGTAGTGTTCCAGCATATCAAGGAATTGACCAAGCTAAGATAGTTCCACTATTAGTAGCATCGTTACAAGAAGCAATCGCAAGAATCGAAGTGCTAGAAAACGCATAACACAAAGGAGAAAAATATGCCAGAAGTAATATTAGAAGTACCATCAACAGAAGAAATTTCGCAGCATTATTCAGCAATGGGTGACAGTGTAGACCTAATCAACGCAGGACAACCAGAAGATATGTCAGCAGAAGATTGGGC